AAGTAGCGACCGGAGGCGGCCTTCGGGCCGCCCTCCTTTGCCTTTTGCCCTCTGGGAGAACGTCATGCAGACAATCACGAAGGAAGCTTATCCGACGATCTGGATCGGCGTGAAATCCATCTACGAGGAATATGGATCGGACGGTGGGGATTTGGAAATGCCGGACAAGATTCAGGTCTCCAACAAGCATGGGTTGGGTGTGATCGAGAAGCTCTTGTCCACGCTGGGGACCACCCAGACCGCCAACGTCGCCGTTGACACGCTGGACAATGATTCTATTGAATCCTTTGAGAGCTGGCTCGCCAAGAATCCCGACTACATGCCTGTGAAGGAGCTGTTCGACGAGATTGCGGACCAGCTTCTATAGAATATGGTCCAAAATAGATGTTGCTTGCCAAATTCTGCCGTGGTACCATAGTCGGTAGTAGCAGGAGAAGTAGATGTGGCGATTCATCAATTGTCGTATGACGAAGCGGCGGTCAGGGACGGCGAGCCATACCTGAACGTTTTCTATTATGACAGTGGGCTGGTGTACGTCATGGCCCACAGAACGATATCGGAGGCTATCCTAATGGCTCCGATAGAAGGCTCCATCTCCGAGCTGGCGAAGGTGGAAGAAGTAGCAGTAGGATCTCCAGCACGGCAGCCTCTCGCCGTTATCGTAGACGGGGTCTGGCTAATTTCAGGAACTCAGAAGGAGTTGACAATGGCAAAGGTGAAAGCAGCAGCGGCCGAAGACGCAGCGAATGCACTCCTCGGGGTGCGGAAGCCGCGAGCGAAGGAACAGAACGCTTTGGACGCGGCGAAGGCCCAGCTCAAGGCGGCGAAGGAAGCCGCCAAGCTGAAGGCTGCGAAGCTGGCGGCGAAGAACGGCACCGCCCCGGCGGCAAAGACTCCGGGCACTCGTTCTCGGAATCTCTTTGCGGATCATCAGCGCATCAAGAAGGTCGGCGATCGGAACACTCGGCCGGACAGCAACGTCGGCAAGGTGATCGCCATGCTCAAGCCGAACATGACGGTCGCCGAGTTCAGCAAGGCGCTCGACAAGTCGGGGATTCCGTTCACGTCGGGCGGCATCCTGTCCTTCCTGGTGAAGTCGGAAGTGGTGCAGGTCAAATAGGCCGTTTCTATCCGGCCTAAGAACTCCAGGGGCTGAAAAGCCTCTGGAGGAACATTCGGGACTGCTCTATAGAAGAAGGAGATGCAGATGTCCACCCTCATTCGAGACATGGATACGGTCGAGCAACGGAAGGACACGTTTGTCCGGTTCGTCGCCGAGCGGGACGCGATCAGGATCAAGAAGGAGCGGGGCGATCCTCGACCGTGGACCAATGACGATGTGCTCCACGAATATTCCTTCTGCAACGTGCGGCGGGCCGACGACCGGGTCACCAAGTGGATTGGAGAATGGGTGCAAGACTGGGACCCAGCGCATCGGTGGATGGCGTGCGCCGTGGCCCGGTGGATCAACGAGCCTGAGACTCTGAAAGACCTGCCCTGCCGTTGGCTTCCAATCAAGTACAAGGCTCTGCTGGAAAAGAAAGTAGACCACAATGTGCGGATCTTCCGTGCCGCTTACATCATCAACGGCTATCCTGGGATGCCGAAATATATCTCGGTCATCGACAAGGTTCTGCATCCATTGTGGCAGGGAATGCTTCGGCTTCCGAGTCTACCCGACAGCTTCCAGGCGTCGTGGCTGTTGCTGAGGAACTATCCGGGGCATGGTTCTTTCATGGCTGGCCAGATCGCCTTCGACTGGCACACCTTCGGGATCATCAAGTCGGCAGACGCAAAGACCTGGGCTCCGTTGGGGCCGGGGAGCATCAAGGGCCTGAACATCATCTACGCCGGGGATGCCGACGCGAAGAAAGTATCGCAGTCGCTTGGAGTAGACCTTATGCAGCAGCTCTTCGATCTGCTCAAGCAGAAGCTGCCGTCGACCGCGCGCCGGCTGGACCTGATGGATGTGCAGAATTGCTGCTGCGAATTTCAGAAATACGTGCGCGGCGGGAGCAAGCAGAAGTACGCGCCGTACACCGAGAAGTTTCTTTAGAGGAGAATCAAGATGGCGTTTGAACCCATTATCGTCCCGGGTCTCGGCTCGAAGCCAGAGTTCGAGGAGAATGTTCTGAAGGAGGCGGCAGGAAATAAGCTGGTGGTCGGCTTCGGCAGCATGTTCCATGACATGGAGATGCAACTGTCTTGGATCAAGTGCATGGAGATGGGCTGGATCAGGCTCTTCGACATTGCGATGGTCCTTCCCAATCCCGCCCTGCCGCCGTCCCAACAGAACATGCCGGTTCCATGCCGGGTCTTTAAGCTCACCAATACTGGCGAGGAACGCCTGCGCGAGATCAGGCGCAAGAAGGAAATCGACAAGCGCCTGAAAGGGACCAACTGATGGACAAGAAGCTTTATCTGTATATTCCAACGCGCGGGCGCGTGAACATGCAGCTCACGTTACAGCGGATGCCCGTCGCGTGGCAGAAGAGAACGACCATCGTTTGTCCCGTTGCAGAACATAATGACCATCGCAGAAATTGGCCATTGTGCAATGTCATATCTCAGCCAGATCCGAACATGACCATTGCGCAGAAACGCAAATGGATTTTCAAATATGCTTCGGAAACGCAACGGGAAAAGATCATGATGCTCGATGACGATCTGTCGCCGTGCCCGCGCTATAACCATCCGAAAGAGTTCGCCGGTTTCCAGACCGACAATGCGCGTGTATGGCGGGACTACTGCGTGGCGCATCCAGATGCTGGAAGTCTGTACAAGACGGCAGACCCCGAGGACAAAGAAACCGCCCGCGCCTTCGAGCGGGTAGAGCAGGCGCTCGACACCTATCATCATGTCGGGATCGCACCGCGGTTGATGAGCAACAACATCAGTGGCGAATTCCAGCTCAACAAGAGAATGATCTATGCGCTGGGCTATCGTGTCTCGACGGTTCTCAAGCACGCCAAGCTGGGGAGGATCGAGCATCGTGAAGACATGGACCTCTGTCTGCAACTGCTCAAGAAGGGCTTTGAGAACGCCGTCTACTACTGGTGCGTCTTTGAACAGTACGAGGGCTATAACGCGGAAGGCGGAGCCAATCTCGAGCGCAGCATGAAGGCAAGCAACGCCGACGCCTACAAGCTGGCGAAGCTCCATCCCGGACTGGTGAAGGCGGTCGTGAAGGATTACAAGGTCAGCGTGCCGCGCGTCGAGGTCATCTGCTATTGGGAGCGAGCGGCTAAAGACGGAAAGAATCCGTTTCTGGGCGGCGGCAAGGTCAAGTAAAATTCAGCTAGCCTCCGTCCAATTCCTGTGGTACCCTGTAGGTATGGATGCTGCGAGGAGAAAAGCCATGGCCGATATTCACGACCTCATGATCTATATCCCGACCTACCGTCGGGTGGACAGGCAGATAACGCTCTCGGGATTGCCGCTGGCGTGGAAGGACCGCACGACTCTTGTTTGCCCTGCCGACGAACGGAAGGAATTGAGCAAGCTGTTTCCCCGGCTCCACGCCATCGTCACGCCCAACCCGGATATCGTTCCGAACATTGCCGCCAAGCGGGCATGGATCTTTCGCCATGCCGGGCGGATGAACTACAAGAAAATCCTTATGTTTGACGATGACCTTCAGTTCTATTCTCGGTATCTGTTTCATCCTGGATATGACGGCTACGGGCAGGGAGACCCAAAGAAGTGGGCCGAGATCATAAAGGCGAACCGCCAATACGGAGCAAGCTACAGAGCCAATCCGATGCAGATGGATGAGATGCTCCATAAGGTCGAGGAGATGCTGACCGTGTTCGCCCATGGCGGCATCTCGCAGAAGTTCATGAACCACACCAAGGGATCCGAGTGGTCGCTGAACACGAAGGCGACGCATGCACTCGCCTACAAGACAGACGTGGTGCTGCAGAATTGCAAGCTCAACCAGACCCGCATGTTCGAGGATCTTGACTACACGCTTCAACTCCTCGCCAAGGGCTACGGCAACGCCTGCTATAACTGGGGATCGACCAACGATCCGAAGGGGTTCAATGCTCCAGGGGGAGAATCGCTCTGCCGCAAGATGAAGGATATCTCCGTCGGGGCCGACCGCATGGAGGAATTGCATCCGGGGATCGTCAAAGCGGTGTCGCGAAAGAATCCAACCGACGCCGCCCTGTATGGCGGCAAACGGATCATCGTGGCGTGGAAGAAGGCTGCCGAGTTGGGAGGCGTACCGTGAAACGATCTCTGTCGGGCGAGAGCATAAGGGTCATGTCCCTATGCACTCTAAAGAGCGGCTCGCCTGCGGTTGCGGCGCAAGGCCGCGCCATGCACGCCATCCGGCACATGCAGCCTCTGGCTGTTCCAAAGATCTATTGGATCGGATCGACGTGGTACGCCATGGAGACAGTCAAAGAATCTCTGGGGCCGCCGACGGGGATCCGCAAGTGGAACTGGCAGAAAGCAGAAGCGATAATGAAGCTCTACTGGTATCTGCCCGAGCGGTGGTTCTATCCCAAGGCATACACCTTCAACGCCACTCGGTTGCTGAACTATATCGAGGAACGGGGATGGATCCGGCGGCTGGCAATCCCGTCGATCAAAGAGCTCCGGGCCGGGTATGGTCACGCGAGCAGCTTGACGCACGGAGACTTGACGAATGAGAACACCGTGATAGACTTGCAGGGGAACTACAAGCTGGTGGACTGGCAGGCCGCCCGGCATTCTTATATCCCGGCACACCGGGACGTAGACTATGGGAAATTGATACAGAGCCTGCTGGGCTGGACCGATGCGGCACGGCAGGGATGGAACGAAGAAAACGTGCAGGAGATCCAAAAGATACTTCGGATAGCGCCCATGGCGGCATTCTGGGCGGAGATCCATTTCATGCGGATAGAAGCGCGCGCGACCGAGACGTGGCAAAAGGATCTTTGCGCGGTGCAGATCGACTACCTTGACTGGCTGAGAGAGAAGGAGAACGTAACATGAACATCATAGACGATACGGTCATGTTCGTCCCGGCGGCAGGCTGGGGCGAGCGAGTTGCGGAACGGGGTATCAAGCCCTTTCTGATGATTGAAGACGGGCGAGGGCCGAAGCTGGCGATGAATCGCGTCATCAGCATGGCTCCCGAGAAGATGGATATCGAGATCGCTTTGCGGAGTGACATGGGCTGCCCCGTGTTGAATAGGGAAACGACGGTGCATTTTATGAATCCAACCTCGGGGCAGGCTCGAACCATCTACGAGTGGATGCGTCGGACCAAGATGCGCCAGTATATCCTCATATCGAATTGCGATAACGTCATCGATCAAGGAAGCATCCTCGACGGGTTCGGTCTGCTGGCGAAGAACGCATGCCGGGGAATTGTCTACACGTTCCGCCCAAAAGACGCACACGACGACCGCTGGAGCTATGTGAAGACGAAAGGGGATTTCATAACGAAGATCGAGGAAAAGGTCGTGCTCTCGACGCAGGCTGTCGCGGGCGTCTATCTGCTGAATATGTTCGCCTTGCGGATGGCGCTCTTCGACACTGATGTCTACCTGAGTTCCGCGCTCGATCGGATGGACGGATTGCTGGCGATGCCCGCACGCGGCTACGCCGGGTGGAACACGATGGAGCAGTTGCGTGAACTCGAAACGGGCGTGAAACAGGTCCATTAGGAGGAACAGGTCATGGAATACAAAGTCGATAACATCAATGAAGCTTTTCCAATCCTTTGGCATCGGATGTGGAGCAACGACGGCATCGTCGTCAAGCAGTCTCGCAACGGTCCGGTCCGCATGGCGGTGGAACCCGTCACGACCATCTTCACAAAGCCGCGCGAGCGGGTGCTGTTCGACAAGGTGAGGGACTGCAATCCGTTCTTTCACTTCTTCGAATCCATCTGGATGCTGGCGGGGCGGAACGAAGTCGCTTGGCTGGCGAAGTTCAACAAGCACATGATGGATTTTTCCGACGACGGCGTGACTCTGGTGTCGTCCTACGGCTACCGCTGGAAGGAAGTGCTGCCGACGATCATCGAGATGCTGCGGAAGGACCCGGACACGCGCCGCGCCTACATCCCGATCTTCCAACAGGCGGATTGCTTCCTCACAGGGAAGGACATCCCGTGCAACGTCGGCATCGCCTTCTACGTTGTGAACGGCGCGTTGAATATGTCGGTCTTCAACCGAAGCAATGACATGATCTACGGCGCGTATGGCGCGAACGTGGTTCACTTTTCGTTCCTGCAGGAGTACGTCGCGCGGGCGCTTGGACTCAAAGTGGGATACTACGCCCAGATCAGCAGCAACTTCCATCTCTACACGGAGTTCGATGTCACCAAGCGGATGATTGGAAAGATCGCTCCCGGACCAAAGAATCTATATGAGCAAGACATCAAGCCTTGCCCGGTCCCGGTCCTCGAGGACGCTTCGGAGATCGCGGCATGGCAGGACGACGCTGCTTGGTTTATCGACGTTTTCACCATGCAGGCGGGGCTTCAGCCCTACCTTTGGAAGACGCAGTTCTTCGAACAGGTTGCCGTTCCGCTCTACGAGACGTGGTGGACTTTCAGGCAGAAGGATACCGAGGCAGCCATGAGCATTCTGAGGCTGGAGATGCAGCCATGCGATTGGAGCTATGCCGCATTGCAATGGATTAGGAACAGATTAGAAGCAAGTGGAGAGCAACCATGAGCGAAGACTATAATAACCGGACGAAGTTCCTCGCCAGGAGGGTTCTGTTCTGCTATGACGCGGGGCAGGTCCGTCGCTGGCACACCAAAGGCTATGTCATCCGCGAGGATAATGTGGCGGCGCATTCCTGGGGTGTGGTGATGTGGATCCTCATGCTGCATCCCAATCCTTCTACATCCCTGCTGCGGGCGGCGGCAACGCACGACGTTCCCGAATTCCTGACTGGCGACATGCCCCGCTGGGCCAAGCAGGAAAATCCAAAGCTGAAGCAAGAGCTTGATCTCGCCGAGGCTGCGATATCTAAGGAATGGGGATTCATAACCGAGGAGAATCTTACGCTGGACGACCGGCAATGGCTGAAGGCGGCTGATCTTTTCGATGCGTGGATGTTCATTCGCCAGAACCTGCTGGCGGGGAACCTGCACTTGAAGGACTCGTACTGGAAGGCTTTGCATGAGTTCGATAACATAAGCGTGCCCGAGGAGATCGAAAGAGTCTATCAGTATATCCACAATCAAACAGCGGGAGTCAAGACATGACCGACACGAAGCGCGCCAATACTTATCAGGTTGGCGGGGATCACTATTCCCAGGCTGGGAACTATCAGCATTGGGATCTCGTCGAGTCCTACAACATCGGGTATCTGGAAGCATTGGCGACCAAGTATCTGGTGCGTTGGGACAAGAAGGGGATCCCGGTCCAGGACCTGCAGAAGGCTCTGCACACCGTGGACAAGCTCCTTGAAGAGATAGCGATGAACGAAAGGGAGAACCGAGCGGTTCCGATCCCGGATGCCAGCACGGTTGGACTTTTCTGCTCGGCGAACAAGATCCCGAATCCGTCGGTATGCAGAGCCATCGAATTGCTGTATCGTTGGCAGGCAAGCGACGATGTTCGAGAAGCGCGCGGCCTCATAGCCGAGCTCTTGGATGAGCAGCCGTCGCAGCGCCTGCTGAGGGAATACGACAGCGGGGGAAGGAAGGTCCGGACGGATGGTCAAGAACATCCATTCGGATTCGATGCAACGGAAGAAGGGGTAAGTGATGACGACAAAGACAAAGCCGCCAGCGGTGCCGATCAAAAGGTATGGGAGGCTCCCGGGGCGTCTGGCTCTGAAGACCGAAAGGATCCAGAGCCTTCGAGCGGACAAGATTCCAGTAGCTCAAATAGCGGAACAGATGGGAGTGTCTAGGCAGGCCATCTACGCTCACATTTGGAAAAGCGAGCCGAAATGAACTTTCTACGATCGCCAGCGTTCCCACAGCAGGACGAAGTCTACGAGCGGATGATCTACAAGAAATACTTCGCTCTGTACTCCGATCTGGGCACGGGCAAGTCCTACATGCTGCTGCGCGAGTTCCTGGTCATGTGGATGACTGGCGTCGTAGACGGCTTGCTGATCATAGGGCCGGTGGATGCACACCGGCAATGGATAGAGCGGGAACTGCCCGCCACATCCGATCAGGAGTGCGTGACGGCAAGCTGGCCCGAAGAGCCGCCGATGGAAAGGACCTCGCTGCCACGCATCTTCACCATCTATCCCGAGGCGTTCCGGCGCAAGCAGATACCGCCCCCGCGCGCACCGGGCGAAAGCGTCGCCAATCTCAAGGCCCGCCGGAAGCTCTGGCGAGCCAAGCAACGCAATGCTCTGAAGAAGCTCGAGAAGTTCTTGCAGAGCGGGCGCATCGGCTGCATCGTAGATGAAAGCCAGATGATGATGCATGTGAAGTCCAACACGGCGAAGACGCTGCGGTCGCTCAGGGATCACGCTGTCTACCGCCGCATCGCGTCCGGGTATCCCGCTCCCGGCGGGCGCTTGGAGCTCTACTATCCGCAGTACACATGGCTCTCGCCCAACATCTTGAAGTGCGGAACCTTCAGCGACTTCAAGATCCGCTACTGTGAGACCGGCGGCTTCAAGGGCAAGTCCATCGAAGGCTACATCAACGAGGACGACTTCAAAGAACGGATCGCTCCATATACCTACACGGTGGAAATCGAAGACTGCATGAAGATGCCAGAGCGGACATGGCTGGAATTCGATGTCGAGCTAACGCCGCAGCAGGCGAAGATCATCAAGCAGATCCGAGACGAGTTCATGGTCGAGCTTAAAAAGAAGACGTTGTTCATGCCCATGGTGCTGCAACGCCTGACCCGAATCCAACAAGCCGCCTGTGGATTCCTGCCCTACGAATTGGACGAGGATGCGGAAGGCAATCCCGAGATTCGCTTGGAGTGGATACCCGAATTGCGGACCAAGGCGCTGGAGAACGTTCTCGAGCGCACGCGCGGCAAGGTGATTGTCTGGAGCCGCTTCTCGCCCTGCACGGAACGGTTGGTGAAGCACTTCAACAATCCGAAGATGATCAAGCGGTTCGGCGGCTACGCCTTGAAGTACAGAGGGGGAATGACCCGCGAGGAACGGGCCGACAGCAAGGAACGATTTATCAAGGACCCGAAGGCCAAGATCATCTTCGCCCAGCCCAAGAGTGCAGGCACCGGGACAGACGGCTTTCAGCACGCCTGCCGGTTCATGTATTACTGGAACAACTCGTATGACTCTCAGCATCGGCGGCAGACAGAGCGAAGAGTCTGGCGCTTGGGCCAGTCCAAGGCCGTGGTCTATGGCGACTTCATCGCGCAGGGAACCTACGATTCTCGTATCCGCACTGTCTTGATGCAGGGACAGAGAATGGCGGACAATCTGCATCGGGAACTGGCAGCGTGGAAGCAGGAGGAATGAACATGGAGAAATACGTGATCGTGATCGTGACCAGCCGGGACGGGGCAGTCCTGGGTTCGTTCAAGGCAGAGATGCAGGAGTTGGATACCGATCCGGATGTCTACAGGGAAATCGAGGATCTTGTAGAGTTCCATTTCGACATTGAGGCTATTCCAAAGACCTGAGAACTTCGCGAATCTGTAAAAATCATTTAGCTATCCGCCCCGCCCTGCGGTATGTATCGGGGCGGGTGGCGCTTCGCCATCCGCAAACCGCCCGGTGAGGGCAAGGAGGCTGATATGGCAAAGTTGAGTGTTGTGAAGGGCAGCAAGACCGCAACGTCGGTCATCGGCAACCGGATTTACGCCTTCGCGCGTGAGACCAAGGGCTGCTGGGTCTATGCGTGGGCGGACGCCCCCGATGAAACGCCCGACTGGGCGAAGAAGTGGTACATCCTCAAGGCCGACTACCCCGTCAAGCCCGGCGATCTTCTCGACATCACGATGGCCGTCTAACGGGCGGCTGGTGACGGTGAGAGCGCCTGCGGGCGCTCGATCCGCCAGCAGCCGCTGGAAACGCCCGGTGAGGGCAGGAGGTAGCATGTTCATCGTATCAGTCAGCTATAAGAGCCTAGGGCCGCGTGGATATACCACGACGGACCCGTGGCTCGCATGGCAGTGGTTCTTCAGTGCCATAAAGGACGGAGATTCGGCGTGCGTCCAAAAGGTCGTCCCGGCCGCTGGCACGCCGGGAGAGTTCGACGAGGACCTGTTGACCAGCAGGGTCTGGTGGCATCAGGGCAAGATGCATGTTGGCAGCAGGCGCGGAGCATAGGAGAAAGCAATGACAAAGGAAGAGATCGCCGCAGGCGTCAAGGCCGTGAAGGAACACGCCTTGCGGCGCTACAACAAGAGGCACATCAGGTGGGATTACATCGTGGAGTGCTGGACCGATGACGAGATTGCCGAGGAGATCGGCAAGCACGCCACGATGAGGAAAGCCTTCCAGTTGTTCCGCTGGCGGGCGCGCATGTATCACGAACAGGAACTCAACGCCAGGGACTGGTGAGTTCTGACGGTGAGAGCGCCTGCGGGCGCTCGATCCGCCAGCACTTGCGCTGGAGGAGAAGAAACATGGACGCACAGACTTTCCGATCGATCTTGTGGCATGCCCGGACGGGCCTGATGAAAGCCGCCGCCGAAAAATCCCATCGGATTCGGATGTATGAACTGGGGATCACCACCGAGTTCCCTCAAACCGATATCCATCTGCAAGGGTCCAGCATCCGCACGATGGCCTACGCCGAGCGGATCGCCCGCGCCAAGAGGGAATACGAAAGCGATCTCGGATGGCTGGAACGGGATCGCACGGCGCTGAATGAACTCGAAATCATCATCGAGAAATTCAACGCCGCCGAAGACGAAGACTGGATGGCTGGAGTTCGCGATTACTTCCGAGCGCGTGACGACGGCAAGGGGCGCGATCCCATGCCGAAGAAGACCAAGAAGGTGTAAACTTCTGCTGGTCATCTACTGCCAGCGTGCTACCTTTGGCTGTCGGGCGTCGGGTCCGACGGCAATAGGAGGATGCAATGAAGGTTACGCAAAAGAGCCCGCTGACGGGCAAGCTGAACACAATGGACCTCGCGGTCACCGAGGCGCAGTTGGCTGAACTGGCGAGCCCCGGTCGGAGGATGATCCAGGACATCCTCCCGCAGCTCAACGATTCCGAACGCGAGTTTCTGATGACGGGCTACACGCCGGAAGACTGGGATAAGATGTTCCCGCCGGACGAGGAGGACTAGCTGTGTTTGCAATCATCATGCACTTCCCGATACGAGGGGATGAAGTTTTTACCGCCGACGATAGCGAGAAAGCCTGGATCGCCTTCTTTAAGACTATCCACATCTACAAGTTCCCCGTAACGGTGATGAAGACGAAGCCTGCTCCCAAAAGTCCGTTGGGCATCGTGTGGGACAGGAACATCCCGAAGGTGACGTGGCGGAACGGTGAATTTATTTTTGAGCAAGGGAGGCACTAGATGGCTCGGACAACCGAGCGGGTGCCGTTCCGGCTGTTCCGGATGCCTTGCTGCAATCACCATCTCTGCTGGGTGAATCCGCGTCTGCCGTCCTACTGTCCCGAGTGCGGCGAGAAGTGCTACATGAAGCTGAGAACAGACGGATCGCACACGCTGGTCTCAGATCCGCAGGCGATGCTGAAAGTGAACAAAGAAGGAGCATGACATGAAACTTGGATTTACCGGCACGTCGCATTGTCCTTTGACTATACGGCAGAGGATATTGTTTCGGAACCTCATATGTCGTCTTCGTCCGACTGAATTCCATCATGGCGACTGCATCCATGCCGACGCCGAGGCGCATGAAATCGTCCGCGTGGAACTCCCTGATTGCGCTATCCACATCCATCCGCCAATCAATCCCGGTAAACGAGCGTTTCTCATAGGAGACAAGGTATATCCGAAGAAAGAATATCGGATACGGAATATAGACATTATCCAGCAGAGTGATGAACTTGCAGCTACGCCCAAGGCGATGTTTGAGGAACGTCGTAGCGGAACTTGGATGACCATACGCCTTGCTCGAAAAGCAAAGAAGAAAATCCACATGCTCTGGCCGCTGCTACAGAAAGGGAAAGTGTAAATTTCACCTAGTCATCCACATTCGGCGTGGTACCGTTGGCGTGGCGGGCGACGTGCCCGTCAGGTGCCCGGTCAGGGCAGGAGGTGAATATGGTCAAGGTCAAGGGACACGATATCGGAAAAGGGTTGGCGATCCTCGCCCACTTCTACCTTACGGAGGCGCATTATCACGCCGACGTGAGTGCGTGGCATGCGCCGGGTGAGTGCCATGACGTCGTGAGCAAGCACGAAGACCGGCGACTGCGGGAGGTCTGGCGGCACATTAAGGGCGTCACCGGCCTTAAGAAAAAGGCCTTCCAGCGTGAGGTGGCTCGCCGGACCGGCAGTGGCAAGGTTCTGTACCGCGTCACAATGGGTGCTCTGCTGCGCGACGAAAAGATGCTCCGACGCAAGTATCCGTTGTTCTTTAGCTGGCCAGAGTAAAAGGAGAAGCAATGTCTGACATCAAGCAACGACAGCTTTCCATGTATGGCTGCGATCTCGAGGAGTTCGTCGAATCCGTTGAGAGATCCATGACGTTCCAGCTCCCATGCGGGAAAGCGATGGTCATCATGTCCATCCTGTCGGATGCACAGGAAGAGATCGCCATGGGCTTGACCGAGCAGGGGCGGCAGACCATCAACCGGGCCAAGTATCTGGTCCGGCGCTACCTGGGACCCGAGACGGGACAGTGACCCTGTAAACTTCATGTAGCATTCCCGCGCAGGGGTGGTACCATGGTGGTGCGCCGGGCGGTTTGTCCGGCGGCCCGGTGAGGGCGAGGAGGTCAAATGTCAAAGCGTCCAAAGACGAAGCCGCTCGAAGCGAGGGTCATTCGCGACAGTCGCAACGGGAACAGGGACTACTATCTGCCTTATGCGCGGGCAAAGGAGCTGCATGAGCAGGGTGTCCTGGACTGGGACGTCACGAACGGCTGCTACTGCACGAAGAGCCCCAGCGACCGTCCAACATAGGAGAAAGCAATGTCGAAGAACGTCGTGGTCCCGTTCAGGGACACCTACGGAGCCAAAGAGGTAAACGGCCTCTCGAATGGGGCCGATTACCACTCTGAGTTCCGCGAAGCCCGCACGGTCATGTGGACCGAGCCCGGCCTGCGCATCACGCGCCTCCGCCTGCTGTCGGACCCCGGCTATCCCCATTGGGACGTGAGCTACTGCCACGGCGAGGTCCGGGGCGAGAAAGTGCATGTGGCGCTGCCCTTCAGCGACCTCCCGAAGCGGCGGATGCTCGCCGCCATCGTGCAATACGCCATTGAAGACAACGTCAACGCCAAGCGGATGGGCGTCTTCGACGCCATCTCGACCTTGATCTAGGGGAGGCAGCAATGCTCATAAAGGTGCTTGCCGGGCAGAGTGCCAAAGAGGCACTCGATCTGTGGGGATTCATACCTCTGTTTCTAAAGGAGGCGGACCCGCGCCCCGCCATCGAGCAGATCAACGAGCGTTATATCGGAGGCTGGATGAAAATTCCCGGTGCCGTGGTGAACGAGGATACCGCTGAAATAGAATATCCAGGCGATCCGCCGCAGCCCGTCCTTAGTGTCTTGGAGTTCCGTGACGAGTTCATCGTCCTGTATCCAAGCGCCGTCGTGGCCGTGGTGCGGGCGGACGGAACCTACGAAGTGTCCAGGTTAGACTAGGGGAGACAAATATGAACATGAAACTCTTCGCGATCATTTGGATCGGGGTCACGGTGGTCGCTGTTGCGGTTGCCCTCACAGGCTGTGAACGAGATGCAGACGTGGCATCTAAGAATCTGTCGAATGATGCGGACAACTTCAAGATCCCTCGCCGGGTGGTGTTCTACAACGGGATCACGGACAAATACATGCTCGAGATTCGCGGGCTCTGCGCCATCAAAGCTGGCGAGTCCGCCAAGAGCATTACGGTCACGTGCAAGATCTCGGACACGAAGTACAAGAAGAACATCTTGGGCCTGTCGGATAACGTGACCTACTTCGTCGAGCAACTGGATGAGACGAACGTCTCGACTTCCAGCTATCAAGTGACGTTCAAGCCGAACGTCATCCTTCCATCCATCGAGCTTCGTTGAGGAGAAAGACAATGGCAAAGACACCCACCGTAGAATTCAAAGAATGGTTTGCGGAAAAGATCGACCGCATCACGCCATTCTTAAAGAGCAAGATCGCCGAGGAGAAACAGATCTCTCCGACTCTTGTGGTGTTCGGTCACGAGGAAAATGAAGTGGCCGTCGAGCATCCGCCGATGGGGACCTTGCAGGAGAAGCAGATATCCATCTATGCCATGAAGGAATTGGCAAAGCGCACGGCAATGGTGAAGGGAGTTATATTCTTCACCGAGGCGTGGATCGTTGAGAGCAAAACGATCCCCGAGGGAACAAAGTCCCTCGAAGGAGTTCCGGGTCGGAAGGAATGCGTGCTGTTCACGGCGATCATGGATGGCATGCAGCTGACGGCTCGCGCGCCCATCGACCGGCTGAATGGGATTTCTATCATGGGGCTGATTAGCTATGATGGATTCGACCATGTCAAGGGACGCATGGCGATAGACTAGCGTAGAGGGCGTACCAACCCAAGGAGAAGAATGATGGCAACGAAGAATCAAAAGAACCCAGACACGGCTGAGAGTTTGTTGAAGTCACTCAGCAAGACCTATGATTTCAGCCCAGCGATGAACAAGCGGATCGACAATGTTCTGAAGACTGTCAGCGTCGATAATCCCTTGGCACATCCGCCTGAATTTCTGGGAACCGAATACGACGACGAGGACGGCATCTCCATTTCTGGCTTGCCAGTTCCTCGAATCTCGCAGAAAGCTGGGTCGAAGACAATCGTCAGACTCGGCATGGCGCATGGATATGCCGTGGCGATTCTCAAGTATCCGAACGCGACCAGTCTTATCGTTGGATGCCGGGAATTCGACGATGCAGAAGATGCGCGACGTCATTGGCAGGATGGCGAAAACCGCAACGGCGATCCGAGACCGCACGCTGCCGCGCTGATCGACTACGTGGTGAAAGTCTGCAAGCATCTGGGATGGAAATGGTAGGACCGAGGATGAAAGGTGGTATGTAAATTTCACCTGTAATTCCGCCTTCTAGCGGGGTACGCTATAGGCTGGCGGGCGACGGTGCCCGTCAGGCAACCTGGGAAAGGAGAACGATCATGCCGAATTCATATTACGCCATCCGACCGAAAGGGGACGACTACAAGACTACTATCCGGATCGAGAAAGCCGGGACCGTAGGGCAAGCTGCGGAGCTGGCCTTCGGGCGGGGGATGGGGAGACTGGAAGCCAAGAACCTGGGAACGCGGGTGTCTGTCATCCACAGCGACAAGAAGCGTATCGCGTTGTTGACCAGCGAGGAAGGCTGGATCGACGTTACTGGCAGAAGGTCGTAGAAAGGAGAACGATCATGGCATGCTATTGCGGGCATCAATACCAAGAGCATAATCAGAACTTGGTCTGCGGAGTCGAGGGATGCACCTGTGCCGAGTACGATGAAGACGATGTCTCGGACAGCGAAAAGGATATCGAAGACACGGACTACACCGAAGACGATCTCGACGCGATGCAGGAAGAGGCCGAGTTCCTGATCGACGGCGTTGGATTCGCAGATCCCGGCGGCAAATCCGCACTGCGCGCGGTCACGCCGGATAATCCGCGGAACCTTCCGTGCCCGACATGCGAGAGACCCAATCGGCTGACGCCGCTTGACGTCAAGGCTGGATACCAGTGTGATCGGTGCGCAGACCGT